GCCCCTTCATCAGTACCGGCTTCGTTAACTTCATGGTCGTCAACAATGAAGCGTAGCAGGTTGGGCTTTCGACCTCGTTCAATTTGATATTTGTTGCCATTTTTCTCAAACTCAACCGTTACCAACATCCCTTTGGCGTTGGTTTTGTTGATAAGATTTTCCTTGCGGATGTTTGTCAACGCCGAGCCAAAGATGGCATACGACAGTGCATTTAAAATAGTGCTTTTACCAACGCCATTACGCGAGCCATCGCCGCCAAGATCCAGATTGTTGCCAAGAACAAGTGTTAACCCATATTGATCTAGACGAAGAGCCTGCGTAACATTGCCAACGCTTATGAAGTTTCTAATTGTTAGATTTTTAAATAGAATCAACGTGTTAGTCCCTGGTAGATGTTAGTTAAAATTGCCTTATCAATTACGTCTGATTCAATAATACCTATTTGTTTTAGTACAATCGCGTCTACAGACTCAAATACAAGCTCACCGCCCTCCCACTCAGTGGCATGTTCCTCTTTTTTTGACGGTATCAGCGACAATTCACGCATATTGTATAAATTGATCCACTGCTCTTTAATGTAAGTAGCCTCTTCGAAGCTAATATCTACGTCCATCGTGACACGAGCAAAGGTCTGCTTGTTAAATAATGTTTCATGCTCGTCAATCGCACGGGTCAAGGTTAGCGTCTTAAAATTAGGCGCATCTGGCCATGTGCGGAATTCTGGTTGTCTACCATATTCCAACAACATCATGCCACGTTCATCATCCCAAGCGTCCGAAAAATTGTGAGGGAAGCAGTTGCCCATATATAACACATTGCCACGCTTCTGTCGTTTGTGAAAGTGACCCGAGACCACCAGCTCCTGATTAGGAAAATGTCCCTCATTGAGTCCACCGTGGTCCGGCATCTCAATCATAGCGTTCATTTTAAAGTGCGGAAGCTCAAAATGTCCAAATACATATCGGCTCTTCAGCTGCCTCATACCTTCCCACTCGTCCCCAACAAGCCACGGGACAATAGTCATATCCCCAATTGTTGTAATCTCATTTATAAGGGTTACGTTAGGTAGATAGGTACTAAATGGTAGGCTATTAATTTCTCGCTTTTCACGATAGGCCAGATCGTGATTGCCCATAATCATATAAACCTTTTTAAAGTTGTCCGAAAGATATTTAATATTTGAGGTGGTATAGTTTAGCGTACTAATATTAACAGCAGATCTGTTATGATGCCAGTCTCCAAGAAAAAAAGCAGTATCTGCACCTTCCTTCTTTGCCTCTCCTGTCATCCATTTAATAAAATTCTCACAATCATTATTATGGGAACGACTGTTATTCCTCATGCCAAGATGAATGTCAGTGAAGAATACAGCTTTATTAAAAGGTTGAGTCATAGTTGTTTATTATAACATCTTAGTGTGCAATAGTCGATAATCAATCCTTCCTTAAAAATGGCGTTAAATCTGGCGGCGAATATCCAATGGGTTTAAGAATTTTTCCATCCTCCCGCTTACGCACCTTGCCGTCATCGCTCACCTTTGAGAAGTTAGACCGCATAACTTCCTTCCAAGCACCTTCACCATCAAAGCCCGCAGAATGGATAGCACCAATTGTTACAACCAAAATATCAATCAGTGCGTCCAGTTCCGCCTCCATATCAAAGGCATCTTGTAGCTCTTTAAATTCTTCCTCGATCAAATTCTTGTACATGGCATACTGTGGCTCGTTCATAACAGTGACACTTTGATCACATGCCCGCATAAAATTTGATTGGTCTTTAAATACATTTGACATAATATTTTCCTTTTCTTCTACTAATTTTAAAACCTTTTCACTGTAGACATGCAATACCCCACGGTCGTCCTCTACTACCATACGTACAGCACCGCTTACTTTTGGAAAAACAGATACAACATGGCCAACAAAAATATAATCGCCGCCAACCTTTTGTACTTTATCGCCTGCTTTAAATTGTGATTCCATTTTCTTCTCCTATATCTATCTCTGACGGATCCTGTAAAGCTGCTAACCGCTCTAACTCAGCAGCCTCTACGGCAGCATGGTGGGCAGCAGAGCTCGCCGACTGTCGCGTCCATGATGGGGTTTGTCCAGTTTCCTGTAGCATATCATCACGAATATCACGCTGCCTCTTCTCAACATTTAGCACCCGGGTGAACGAATTTGTCACAGCGGGTGCCAAAGGAATATGGTCAAAAGTCATGGTACGAACCACTAAATCAGAAGTTGGAATTTTCTTTGGATCAATGGCACTATCATCGGCTTTGGGCTTTTGAGAAGCCTTGCTACCAGCGGTTTCCCATGCGGCCAATGCTACTTGATGGGCAATAGTTGAAAGTCGTGCTGCCCGTGCTTCTTTTGCCAAATTAATTGCACCGTCGGGGCATAATTTAGTTTTTCGATTATGAAAGTTTTTTAATTCTTTTATGATATAATCGTAACTTGTGAATTCTTTGCTTTCTTTCCAGCAAAATGACATTTTGCTATTATGTATCTCTGCTAAAATGTCTTTGTTTTTTAAATATACTTGTTTTGGTTTTTCATCTATCATGTATTCTCCCTGTAGTAGATTGTAACATATTTGTATTGACATTGTCAAGTCTTTTATTAAGTAAGTGTATAACGCCACTGCTAAATACAACTATGAAGATTACTGACCTCCAGCCACGCATCGTCGCCATATACGCAGGTCGTTTTCACCCCTTTCACCATGGTCACGCAGAAGTGTTTAATAGCCTTGCTAAAAAGTTCGGCATCAACAATACTTATATAACAACAGGGGCCACAATTGACCCAATCAAAAGCCCGTTTAGTTTCGCTGAAAAGCGTCTAATGATGCAGGCTGCTGGCGTACCGTCCGATCATGTCATTGAAGAAGTCGTTCCATACGCACCTGTAAATCTCCCAACTAAGTTAGGATTAGATGAAACTAAACGAACTATATCCCGATGGTGGTGTATTGCTCGCAAGAATTGGCAAAATTTTCGATACAAAGTTAGGACAATAAGATGGCATTAATTTCACCGGTGACAATATCGTTTGCCGCATTTGCTAACCTTACTGATGCATCTGGCAGGAAAGATGGCAATAGCGACCCACGCTCATTTACAAAAGGCAATGACTCAACTGTAACTTGGCCTAGTACGCCAAAGATTTCTCAGAGCATTGAGGTAAATTATAGTACATGGGAATTGCAACATACAAACTATCAGCCAAGTGCATTTGGAAATAGAAATACGCCAGTTGTTACTATTAGCGGCCCGTGGTTTAGTCGTAACGAAGAAGAAGCAATACGCACCTTAAAGGCAATTCACTTACTTAGATCGTCAACGAGTATGTTTTATGGGAGAAATGATGTTAACAAAGGAACGCCGCCACCGATAGGAAGACTAAACGCGCACGGACTATATAATGAGACTCCAGTGGTAGTTAAAACGTTTAACTACGATTTCCCACAAGATGTTGATTATGTTACGGCTGAGTTATTCGGAGGAATTCAATCAGTGCCAGTATTATTCGAGATGTCAGTAAGTTTAATCGTACAGATGAATATTATTGATGTTGTAAAGAACTATACACTTTCTGATTTCTTCAAGGGCAAATTATTAGGGGACGGGTATATATAATGGCAACACATTCAACGGGTGTAAATCAATATGCCAATACACCAATTACTGATTTCTACTTAGATATCGCAAATTTTCCAACGGCTGCATCATTGGTAGGTGATGGAGGTAGTTCAAAATTCTATGTCGTTTCTCCGCGTCATCAATTTCGCCCAGACTTATTGAGCTATGACATATACGGCAATAGTAAGTACTGGTGGATAATTGCATTGCTGAATCGCAATCAATTACAAGATCCAATAAGAGATTTAAAATCAGGTATGACAATCAGGTATATTGACATATCATTAATGAGTGGAGTTGTTTAATGTCACTTGACCAATATGGGATTAGCCAAGAATTTAGCGGGAAAGGTGATTGGCCAGAAACAAGTGAAGGTGAAGCGCCAGTTAAGCCAACAACTCTTGATGGGTTTAAAGGAATTCCAGACATACATTATAATCCGTTGCAGGCGTATACAAATACAACTTACAATACTAGATTGACTATGATGCCGGCACGGGAGAAGACATTTGAAAGAAAGCACCGTTCATTTGATTATACTAAGGGTATAATCATGTGGGAAACCGGTGGCACCGGCACTATATACCTAGAAGAGATGGAGTTACGCACAGCCGGAATTGGTAATGATTCTGACGCATTTAATGCGTCGCGATTGGCCGAAATCAAAGGTAAACTAATAGAACCAACCGGCGGGAGATTTATTGAATCTATTGCAATTGCAAGTCCAATTCTAGAGTATGCTTCCAATACCGAATGCATCTACCTTCTAGAGATATATTTCACAGGGTACGACAAAAATGACTTGCCTGTAATATGCAAAGGATGGAAAGGCGAACCACAAATATATCGATGGTACGTAACAATGCCAACATTGGTTATGACCCTTGATTTTAAAGGTGCAACGTACGAGTTTACAATGATTGACTCAAATTCGTCGGCATTAAGTCCAGACGCAATGACGTTCGAGGAAGGATTTAAAATGCAATCCAAGTCACCAACAGTTGGTGGCTTTTGCACCGAATTGTCCAAAGCGTTAAATGACCGACAAAACCATAGTGTCAAAGCCGGTGGGCGAGGTCATCCAAATAGATATGTCATAACCCCACATAAAGATATTGCCAATTGCAAATTTGATGTTGGTCTCGGGTCAAAAATTTGGCGATTTGCATTTGGCAATGAAAAGACCGCAGCAGCACATACTACTATTTTACAATTCATTGGCAACGCATTAAGTCAGAGCAGTGACCTACTGAAGATTTTACATCGTGTAAATGACGGCAAGAAAGCATACAATGCAGCGGACACAAAACCAAATACATTAGGAAAGATTTTCAATGTACTTGGATATGCCTCTGGCGTCCGTGCAATAGAAGGACCCGATAAATTGCCCATATGGGACGATAAGATAAACGGTTATGTTTATGAATATCACTATTTTTTGTATCTAAAACCGGAATATAGTGCCGGAACGCCGCAGGAATATAAAGATTCACAAGATCCAGACCAACGGCGAGCACGCGTCGATGAATGGATTAGATTTGGACTTTTACGGAAGGTGTATAAATGGACTCATACAGGTGAAAATACTGAAGTCTTGTCTTGCAATCTTAAGTTTGACAATTTATTCAGGATAGTGCAGCCACTTTGGATAAGTTCCGAGACAGGAAAGCCCCTGACAGGAAGCGCAATGCAACCAACAACGCAATTAAAAAAAGACTCAGCTGGTAAGATAGACCAAATAAATTCTTCTAAAATGCTTAATACTTTGCAAAGTGTATCGGGCGGCAAGCAAGCCTATGCTGAAGACTTATTATCAAGACTTGGCGCCCAAAAGTCCGAGTGGCGTGCATTGCACTTGCCAAAGCGATATCTAATGAATACAGAAGTGCAACAAACACAGTCATCAACAACGTTTTTTGCAGAAGGCGCAATTGAGTTTAGCATATATAAACAAATTGTTGCTGGCGCTGGCACTGGTAATACAGGGGCAGCAGCAATTGAGTTAGAAGTTATTGGCGACCCATATTTTTTGATGCAGATTCCAGAATTTAAAGGAACCGTTCCGTGGGAGAGTGATGTATGGGAATGGGAACAAAATCACTTCTCACAAGAACAACTTGCAGAAAAAAGAAAAACAGCCGGAACATATGACATTCAACCAATACTATATTTTGAAGCAGTAATTCCATCTCAAGGGTGGACGTCCAGTGATACTATGGAATTACGAACGTCAGATGCTATTAGCGGTTTATTCATAATGACTACAGTAACAAATAAATTCTCAAAAGGAAAGTTCACCAGTCATTTAAATGCAGTAAGGGATCCATTGGCTAATCCATGGCCTGCTACCAAGGCCAAGATTGCAGCGACATTGACTACAGGTGCCAGTGAGAGCAAGACCGCGGCTGCGACTGGTCCAAATAATGCAGGGCTATCTTCTAGCCCTAAAGTAAGTTATACAAATCCAACTGGTATTAATTTTGGACCTCCAAAGAAGTAAAATGCAATCAAATTATTCAGGTCAAAATCCGGAACATTCTAAAATAGGCGGAGCTTCATCAAATAAACAGCTTGGTGTCTTTATTGGCAAAATTAAAGACAACGTAGACCCAGACGGTCTGGGTCGCCTTCGCGTATGGATCTCGCAAATGAGCTCTAGTAAAGAAACCGACGAGCAAGGATGGTTCACCGTCCGCTATTGTCCGCCATTTGCCGGCGCAGAAAATAGTTCTGACGAAGCGAAGGGTACTGATTCTACTAAAGTAAATGATACTAATAAAAGTTATGGATTCTGGGCTGTACCACCACACAAAAACGTAAACGTACTATGTTCTTTTATTAACGGCGAGCCTGCACAAGGTGTATGGTGGGCGTGCCTTCCACATGATGGCCATACGCACAGCCTCCCGGGTTTAGCCGGGGGACAAACACACGACGGTAAGGTAAGCATAGTATCTGAACGTAATAGATTTAATTCAAAAGATGCGCAATCTGAAAATCGTCCAGAACACCCATTAACAAATAATCTTAAGAATCAAGGCACAGAAAAAGATCTATTAAGAGGTATGAATAATGCTGGACCGTTTCGTAACAAAGATAAGCATCCTGGTTATGCATATGGATTTGTAAGCCCGGCTCAACATCAGATTCTGATTGACGACGGCGAGGACGGAAATAGCGGTCAGATTAAGTTGCGCGTCAATACAGGCGCAAGTATTACCATTGATGCCAAGAGCGGATTTATTAATATTATCAATTCTACAGGAAGTGCTTGGATGGAAATTGATGCCGACGGCAACATTGATGTATATTCTGATAAAGATTATAGCGTAGGGGTTATGGGTAACATTAATCTATCTGCTGGCGGACAAGTAAACATTGAAGCGGCTGGTGGAATTAACATGTCAGCGGCCAAAAACATGACAGTAGAATCTTGCGAAGTTTTACACATGACCGGCATGACCGGAACACATATTACATCAGGTCAGCAGCTACATATATTAGCTGACAGCATTATGAAAGTGTCAGCAAGCCGTGTTGATATTAACGGACCCAAAGCCACTCGCGCCACGTTGCCAGGAACAAATAGTCTCGTTACTAATAGCGTAGTAGGAACAAGCATTACGTCCCGCGTCCCAGAAAAAGAACCATGGGGAGGCCACTCTCAACGTTTTGGAGAGCAGATTAGCATACCAAGTGGTAAAAGCGACATTGAACCAGTAATAACACCAGCTCCTGATAGTTTTAAAGATACACCTCCACCCGAAGAAACTGATGCAATAGTTTGTATTCCCACAATAACTGATATCGTAATGAGCGAAAGCGGATTCAACCTTCTTATTAGTCGAGAAGCATATCGAGGAATGATGTATTCAGATGTCCGAGGATATAGCGTTGGTTATGGAACCCGTGTAGATATATTTGGACCGTCTAACCCTGCTAGTAAGCTAGATGCCGCTATTAAAGAATCTTTAATAAACGGACCTTCTGAAATTGAAGCAAGATTAGCTTCGCGTCAGATTATAGACAAACACGTTACACCATATATAACATCGGCATTAAAGAAAGCATTAGGATCAGCAGGAAAACAAGTATGTATAACACAATCTCAAGTTGATGCTCTTATTATGGCAGCGTATGGAAATCCAAGTGCTGCCATTAAGATGGCCGAACTGTTAGTTCAAAGTGGTGCAAAAGCAAGTGACGGGAAACCAACCAATGAAGATATAGCGAGTATTTGGGCAAATTCTCGTTATAATAATAGTGCTGACCATAAGAATTCTGACGCACGGTATGCAATGGTAGGAAAACCAAATTCAGGCACACGCAGTCTATCGCAAGACAAGCTTCGTGACCAAGGAGTAAAATCAGATTTGTCGGCTATTAAAAATAATAAAGCAGCCAATCCAAGCCAACCATGGGATAGTGCATTAGGTGGTGGGCCAAAAGGTACGCAAAACGTCGCGGCATCATATGGCGCACCAAGCGCACAGCAAAAAGCACAATTTGAACGGAGCTATTACCTAAATACAGGGAATGTTGCGCCTACAAGTAATCTAACATCTGCTCAACTGCGCGACAAATATGGAGCAATGCAGGTTGCGTCGGCATCTCCTAATAATACAGCCACGCCAACAGTAAACGATTCTACTGCAAGCACTACAGGACTTGTGAAAGGTAACAGTCCGCCAGGCACACCTACTCAACCACCTGTTGGGTAACATTAAAACCCTGTTTATAGAAATAGGTAAATAGTGTATGGCAAGAATAACATCAAAATTTCGAGGGTACAGTACCATTGGGACCACATGGGCTACACCGTCGCTATATGATCTCAGTCTGGCAAGGCAAGACTTGCTTAATCACTTTAATACTCGCAAAGGCGAGCGTCTAATGATGCCGCAGTTTGGCAGTATAGTGTGGGATATGCTATTTGAACCACTCGATGATAGAACTATTGCTCTCCTTGATGCAGATGTACGCAGTATTATAAAAAACGATCCAAGATGGAATCTAGAAAGCGTTTCTATTTCTGAAGGGCCAAACAGTTTAGATATTGAAGTAATAGTAAATTATCTACCATCTGACCAAACTATAACATTACCCTTAACCTATGACAAAGGAACTTCTACATTATGAGCCAGACGAAACGCCTTGGGCAGTTACACGCAGCAGAAAGCTGGCAAGATACCTATCGATATCTTATTAATGCAGACTTTAAAGCATACGACTTTGAAAGCTTGCGCTCCGCGCTCTTAAACTATATTCAGACGAATTATCCCGAAGATTTCAATGACTTCATTAATTCCAGCGAATATGTTGCACTAATTGATCTTATTGCATTCCTTGGACAAAACCTAGCATTTCGTAGTGATTTAAATCTCCGAGAGACATTCTTAGAAACCGCAGAAGTTCGAGATAATGTATTAAGCATCGCCCGTCAATTAGGTTATAAGCCGTTCCGTAACGGAGTTGCAGATGGCTTCCTGCGTTTAATCGCAATTAATACATCACAACAGATTTATGACAGCAAGGGAACAAACTTAGCCGGCCGTACAATCGTTTGGGGCGACTCACAGAACAAAAATTTCAATGAACAATGGATTACTATTTTAAATGAAGTATTAAACAAAGCAAATCCATATGGTCGCCCTATTAGTAGCATTGTAGATAATGGTGTAGTACGCCAATTATATCAACTTGACCAGCCTACTAATCGAACTATGGTTGAATCTTTTAATTTAACGGCAAAAAACGCAACAACATACAACTGCGAAATTATACCTGTGGCAATTGATACCGCATCACAGTTAGCCATTGAGAATGAGCCAAATCCGTACGGCAATTTAACAATATTATTCAACAATGATGGCACTGGTTATTCAAATAAAACCAACGGCTGGTTCTTTATGTTTAAGCAAGGTACATTAAAGTTTGAAGACTACACAATTAATACAAGCATTGAGAATCGAATAATCGATCTTCGTGGTAGCGGTATAAATGAAACCGACGTATGGGTGCAAAGTATTAACGGCCTTGGGGAAGTATTAAAAACGTGGGTAGCAGTCCCCAATACCGTCGGTCAAAATATTGCATTTAGCGCAATCAATAAAGACATACGAGCAGTATACGAGATTATTACCCGCTCAAATGACGAGGTATCAATTAAGTTTGGTGACGGATCATTTGCTGATATTCCAATGGGTCACATTCGTATATGGTACCGCGAAAGTGCGACAGAATCAATTACGTTTACCCCACAAGATGTTGCTGGTCTACAAATTAATATGCAATATCTGGATAGCAATGGCACTGAACAGAGTTTATTATTAACATTTGAATTGGGGGGTTTGATTATTAATAGTGCAAGCGAATCGCTTACACAAATTAAATCGCGTGCTGCCCGTACTTCTGCAAGTCAAGAGAGAATGATCACTGCCTCTGATTATAATATTTACCCCGAAGGCAAAGTCGGCGGCATTAGTAAAATCAAGGCAATTAATAGAACTTATTCTGGACAAAGTGCATTCGTAGATCCAAATGATCCAACAGGAACATACCGCCCTGTAATTTCAATTGCCGCCGACGGCTTCATATATTCAACTGAATCAAGTAAACAAGACAACATAGACGACAACAAACCAACACATGAAGTAATAGCATGGATACAAGATTCATTGTTGAATCGCAATTTGCATCAATTGTATTATACACGTTACGATCCTATCGTTGCGGCCAGTGGCAATTTAATCAGCTGGAAGAAAGTTGATTACAGTGCTGGCACTACGCATGGGTACTTTCATTTAACAGAGCCGATGATTGATAATCCGAAAACTCCGTTACGTGTTGGACGTGGCACCGTAGTATTAGATCATCGCACACTTCGAAAAGACACATTAGTATATAACGGCACCAGATGGGCAAAAATACTTGACATTTATAGAGAGGGGTTTGGAGTGGCTGATAATATCGGAAAGAATACCGGATTACGTGCTAATGGTCAAGGATCAGTTTTCTTAAACGGGACCATTGATAATATATCAATTGAAAAGTGGATGCCCAGCTTACGAACTA